TAAAATCTTTAAAGTTATCAAAATAACTGTGATTAATTTTTTCATAACTTTTATTATATGAATTATATTTAATTGTATTTGCCCCAAGCATACCACCCATGACATTTAGTAATTGGTCTGCATTGCTAGAAATACTAAAATTGATTACTCTTTTAAATTCTTCTTCTACGTTAACAGTTTTTGATGTACCACCTTCTAACAAACCAACATCACCATCATTGTATTCCATAGAAACATCTTGGTTGTATAAACTCTGTAATGTTCTAAAATGAAAACCTTGTGTTGTTTCATAGAAATAGTAATGTGGCGAACCCTCAAAAATAGCAGAGCGTGAATCACGCATAAGTTGTGCTATAAAATCAAATGGATGTAAATTTGGTACAACATATTTTCTTGTATCAAGTGTTGGTTCAAGTGTTATTTGTTTTTTAACATTTAAAAGAGTTTTATCTTTTAATAATTTTTTAATAATGTTTGAGTTTGTGTCTGTGTAACTTTTTGATATTCTTAATCGTTTGTTTAATAACATTTCTGGTGAACAGAAACTTAATTCAAAGACCTCTGAATTTTTTGATGTGTCAAATCTTTGACCAATTCTGTAAATGCAAAGTGCATTTTTCGAATAATCAATCTTAGCAAGGTTTTCAATGCCTGGTGTTGTGATTTTTAGTAGTAAATAATCTTGGCCATTGACTTGACCTTTAGTAAGTATATTGTTTGTATCAAATACTGTTATACTACCACTTATAGAAAACTTATTTAATTCTTCAAAAATATCAACTTGAAATATACTATCTCGTAAATCTACTGATAGACCACTTGATGTTATTAAAGTTGCTTCGTCTAAATTGTATTCACCTGCATATTGTATTCCAGCCATTAGATAACATTCTCTCTCGTTAACCTCTTAAATTCCTCTACAAAATCTGTAACATATTGTGGGTCTAATAATTTTATTCTTCTTTTTGTATTCTGTTCTTCTTCTTCAAATTCACGATTTGTTATTGGTGTTGATGAAGGGTAATCTGTATTGACAGTACCAACATCAATTTTAAATTTTGCGTGACCTGATTCTTCCGTAATTTCATAATGATGAATTGAATCAACATTTGAACCATACTTGTCTTGTAAAAATTCGTTAAACTGATTGCCTGACATTGGCCAACCATGAAATCTATCTGTAATATTATTAAACAATAATACAACCCAATGCATCGATGCATCGCCATACAATTTATGTGCAATCATTTCAGGTGTCTCACCTTCTATAACATCATAAGTATCATAGAGTGCTGTATTTGTTTTGATTTTTGCTCTGACAGCAACTCGTCTTAAAAGATTTGTTACATCTTTTGTAGTGCCATCACCAACAGAATCGTATGGTATTAATGGAAAGTTTTCAAAATACATTTTAGTAACCTTCGAATACTCTTTCTTTTGTAATAAGTTCTAACTCTGCAAAGTTCAATGATATTTGTGTTTCTACAGGTGGAGCTCCTTCAGCATTAGGTTCAAATGTTCTATATCTATCACCACCATAGGATACAGTAACATTCTCACAAACACAAGTAGAAATTTTTTGTAAGTATTGGTTTTCTGCACCGTTATACATGTATTGTATATCAAATGTATTTGGTACAGTCATTTTTCTACCTGCACGATTTCCACCCACAAACTCTGGTAACATGTTTGCTCTGAATGCAAATATAATATTTCTTATCTCATCAGATTCTGCTTTGTTTTTTGGAATCATCTTAAAATTAAATTGAAACTTTCTTTTTGCTATGCCTTTGAATGCCAATTCCATTCTATCAGCAATAATAGCACCTGCAGCCATTTCTGCAGCTTCTCTTGCACCTTGAAACCCTGGTAATGCTCCGATTGTACCCATTAATGTTTTTATCAAACCTTCACTAACAGCTGCACCAGATGTATCTAAAAAGTTTTTCATCGCTGATGTAGCAGATTTGCCTGACATGATATCGTTATATGTATTTACGCCTAACTTAGCACCAAAACCAATTTCTTGGTCTGTGTAATTTGCATTGTCAACATATGTTGCAGTCGGTGGCATATATAAAGCAATTGCAGTATCTAATCTTACAGTTGGTGCTCTTTCAATAAAAAGAGTGTTACCACCACCTCTTTGTTCGGCAGCACCTTGATTAACATATGTTTGTGAAGCTGTACCTGGTGCAGTAGTACCAACATTATCATTTTGTTGTTCGCTGTATAAACCTGATGCATCTTGTTTGGTATATGCACTTGAGTTGCCAGTTAAGTTTCTTATGTACGCAGGTATATTGGCTTCACTTTTAGATTTGTTTATATCACTTTGAGCATTTTTACCTACTCTATTACCAAAACTTAATTGTGCTCTTTCTTGTTCATTAATATAAAACATAACATAGTGACCTTGATTACCTGTACCTGGTGCTCCAGCCACATCTCTCGGAAATTGCAATATTTTTGTTGTACCTTGAGCAGTTGATTTATTATTTAAACTCTCACCTATACCTAATTGTGTACTATTTGTTACAGTTGATGCAGCTGAAGCGCCCGAAAATCTTTGTAAACTTGAAGTTGCTATTTTTACATCGTCTAGTATTTTTGTGGTCATCTAAATAATCCTTGTATATAATGTATTTATATGATAGTATGGAGGCTAACATGGCATATAGTGGAAGATATAATCCAAGTAACCCAAATAAGTATAAAGGTAATCCTATGAAGATTATTTATCGTTCTTTATGGGAAAGAAAACTTATGGTTTACTGTGATAGACAAGCAAGTGTAATAGAGTGGGGAAGTGAAGAGATTGTTATACCCTATTATTCCCCTTTAGACGGCCGTACACACAGATATTTTCCTGACTTCTATATGAAAGTCAAACAAAAGGATGGTTCAACTAAAAAGTTTATTATTGAAGTTAAACCCAAAAAAGATATGAAATCACCACCTGCAAATCCAAAAAGAAGAACTAAAGCGTGGTATAGACAAGTAAAAACATATGCATTAAACAAGGCAAAATTCAAGTATGCTGAAGAATTTTGCAAGGACAAAGGTCTTGAATTTTTAATACTTACCGAAGACCATCTTGCTCCTAAGGCATATAAATAGTTTAAAGGTACAATATGGCTGTTAGCAAATATATTCAACAAGTCCAAAAAGCAGCTGGGGGAGCACCTCGGTCTACTGCTTGGTACAGAGATAAGATTAAAGAGTTGGGTACACCTTCATCTTTAGACTTAATTCGTGACGGCAAGAAAGCATCAAGACCTTTCTTTGGTCGTTTGAATATGTTTATCTATGACCCAAAGTTAAAAGCAAAACTACCATATTACGATTCCTTTCCATTGGTATTACCAATAGAACAATACAAAGACGGATTTCTAGGATTGAATTTACATTATCTTCCTATTGGTCTTAGAGTGAGATTATTAGATAGACTAGTTGACTTTTCAAATAATGATAAATTTGATGAAACTACTAGATTAGTAGCTGATTATGCAAAATTAAAAAATGTGAGATTAATTAGACCTTGTGTAAAAAGATACTTATCAAGTAAAGTTAAATCTCAATTTAGAAGAATAGACGCAGACGAATTTACAGTTGCCACACTATTACCTGTTGCAAGGTTTAAGAAGGCAAGTGCTAATGCAGTTTATCGTGATTCAAGAAGGATGATTTAATGGCAAGAAGTAATTTATTAGACATAGGTGCTATTTCAAGCATCTTAATATATCTCGCAAAAGGCAGAGATGGTGGTTATGCATCGCCAAGTAGATATGAAGTTGTAATTACACAACCACCAAAGTTACCAGGCAATACAGATGTTTTAAGAGAGATTAATATGGAAACAACTCAAGTTTCATTTCCAGGTATGGCTCTTGAAGTACAAGAAGATGTTAATATCTATGGGCCTGTTCGTAAAATTGTAACTGGTCAAACATTTTCAGAAATATCTACACAAATTCGTTTATCAGCAGATTTAAAAGAAAGAAATTATATCGATAGTTGGCAAAGAATGGGTGCAAACAGACAAGACTTTTCTGTTGGTTATTATGATGACTATGTTGGTCAAATGGAAATATACCAACTAGATAAAAGAAATAGAAGAACTCATGGTGTTAGATTATTAGAATGTTACCCACAATCCGTAGCAGAAATTAGTCTTGACTATGCAACAAATAATTCATTGTCCTTTGTGAATGTAACATGGGCATATAGATATTGGATAAACTTAACTGATGAATCAGAATTACCTCAATCTTTCTTAGAAGAGGTAGGTGATTTGGTTGGTGGGTTTGTCAAAAGAGAGATTGCTGGTAATTTACCACCAGTTATTAGAAGATTAAAAAATAATCTTTAATTAAATAATGCATTTATTATAGGAGTATATTATGGCATTACCAATACTAAACACACCAAAATACAGTTTGGTGTTGCCTTCAACAGGCAAAGAAATTGAATTTAGACCTTTTCTTATGAAAGAGCAAAAGATTCTTATGTTGGCTCAACAAAGTGACAGTTCAAAAATGATATCAAAATCAACAATGGATATTATCAAATCATGTACATTTAACGCTGTAAATGAAAAAAATCCTTTATTTGATATAGAATATGTATTCTTAAACATACGAGCAAAGTCTGTGGGTGAGACTGTTAATTTAACAATGACATGCCCAGATGACAAAAAAACAAAGGTTGATGTCGCTATTAACCTTGAAGAAATAGAAGTACAAATTACAAAAAACCATACGACTGATATAAATATTGGTGACGGTATTAAGATGATTATGGGATATCCTACTATTAAGGATATTGACTTCTCTCAAAAAGAAGACCCAGATGCAGCCTTTAAGGTTATTAGAGCCTGTGTCAAAGAAATACACAATGGTGATGAAATAAGTAAAAGAAGTGATTTTAGTGATAAAGAGTTAGATGAATTTATGGATTCATTTAATAATGTACAGTTTGAGAAGACTATGCAATTTTTTAATACTATGCCTAAACTAAGACATGAGGTAGTTTTAAAAAATCCTAAGACTAAGAAGTCCTCAAAAGTAGTGTTGGAGGGTCTCGATAGTTTTTTTTAATATGCCTTTCGCATGATAGTATTGAAAACTACATGTCAACTAACTTTAACATGATGCAACATCATAAGTATAGTTTGACAGAACTAGAAAACATGATGCCATGGGAAAGGGAAATTTATGTTAAACTTCTCATTCAATATTTAAAGGATGAAGAAATGAGAATAAAGGCAGAAAATGCAAAAAACAGATAAGGATTACAAATGGCTGACCAGACAAAAAAAGTAAATTTAGAACTAGAAATAGATACAAGTACAGTTGATTCTAGTAAAAATAAATATCAAGGTTTAATTGACCTTGCAAAAGCAGTAGATGCTTGGAGAATATTTCCAAGACTATTTTTAACTGTTTACATTGTATTATTATACAAGTGTGTTATCTGGTACATGAACTTGTCTGCTCCTACTATGGAACAATCAGGTTTAATAAGTATTGTTGTAGGTGCTGGAGCCGCATGGTTTGGTTTATATACTGGTACAAGTAAAGGAAAAAAATAATGGCAAAATTAGGTGACCAAACAGACTTTAGTTACAGAGTAAGCAAAGTAACAAAAGTTGTTGATGGTGATACAATAGATGTTATCATTGATTTAGGATTTGATATCATGTATAAAAGTAGAGTTAGACTATTTGGTATTGATACACCAGAAAGTAGAACTAGAGATTTAGTAGAAAAGAAATATGGTTTATTATCTAAAGAGTTTTTAAAGACACAACTTAAAGAAGGTAAGATTGTTATTAAGACACATAAAGATGAAGAGACAGGTAAGTTTGGTAGAATACTAGGCGAAATCTTTGTTGATGGTGTAAATGTCAATCAATTAATGTGTGATGAAGGACATGCTGTATTGTATGAAGGTCAAAACAAAGCAGACATAGAAGATTTACACATTAGAAATAGAAGTATTCATAAGGTAGACTAATGGCTGAAGAAGACATCATCAAAGGACAAGAGAAAATGTCCAAAGGACAAGATAAAATGTCTGATATCCTTTTAAAGATGAAAGGTATCGATGAAAAGCGTCTCGTTAAAATCGAACAACAAAATGAATTATTTAAAGAAAGACAAGCAACACTAGACGAACAAAAAGCACAACTAGAATCATTAGGTTTAACTGCAACAGAAAATAAAGAATTTAGTCAAGCACAAAATAAACTAACTCAACAAAAAACTAAGTTTGAAGCACAACAAACTCAAGAAATTAATCGAAAAACTTTTGGTGAAAAAGTTAAAGATAGAGCAGAAAGTTTTAAAAACTTTGAAGGATTAAAAGATTCTATTGGGAATTTAGGTAAAGGTCTCGCAAAAGGTATTGGTGGATTCTTTAAGAATCTTGGTGGAAAAGGTTTGGCTGGTCTTAAAACTGTTTTAGCAACAGCAGCCATTACCGGATTTTTAATTGCTACTATCGCTTTCTTAAATAGTGAATATTGGGAAACCACAAAAGACTTTATTGTAAACGATATGTTACCTGTTGTTCTTAAATTTAAAGACTTTTTAGTAAAAACATTATTTCCAGCAGTAGGAAAGTTTTTTGGTGCCTTTGGAGATTTTGCAGAAAAATTAGAAAATTTCAAAGATGACCCAAGTGTTAAAAATGCTAAAGGATTGCTTAAACCTACAGGTACAATTGCATTAGGCCTTGGTGCTTTGTCATTAATATTTAGACCATTTAAAACAATAGGTTTAGCAACAAGTGCCGTAGGAAAGGCTGGAGCAGGTTTAGTTAGTATATTTAGTAAAGGTGGTGTTATTGCTAGCAGTTTAAGTAAGGTTGGTAGTGGTGTCACAATAGCAGCTAGAGCGGCAGCCACAGGAGCAAGATTCCTACCTGTTGTAGGTCAAGTCGTAACAGCCGCAGTAGGTATCTTTGGTGGAGCAAAAGCAGCCATACAAGAAGTTAAAGATGGTGGAAGTTTTGGTGATGCATTAAAAGCAGGCATCGGTGGTGCCATTGATATATTGTCTTTTGGTTTTATTAAACAAGAAAAAGTTGAAGAACTATTAACTAAAGGTACTGATTTTACTAAAGATTTAGGTATAAAGATTAAAGATATATTTACAGACCTTATGGAAAGTCTACCAACATGGGATGATATATCTGCAAAAATTGGCGAAGGTATGGATTTTGTTTCTGATTTT